CGGAAACAGGAATGCGGTACGACTGTTTTAAAATCTCTACATCATCAGATGAATTGATAAACAGGTCTACATTCACACCGGTCCATCGGTGCACAGCTTGATCGTCATCTCCGGCAATGATCGTGTGCTGCGAAAAATCGGCCAGCTTCTTTGCCATCTCCCACTGCAACGGGGTGAAGTCTTGAGCCTCATCGATAAACAGGTAGTCAAGGTGGGGCGGCTCCCCTATCTCGATGTACTTGTCGATCATATCAACAAAGTCATACTTGCTCATCCTTTGCTTGTACTCTTCGATCTGAGCACTAACTTGCTCGAGCTTCGGGTAGAACAGGGTCCGGTCGGCGGCTTCGTTGAACTCTCGGTCCAAAGAGATCATACGGTATCGTGCACGGGTAATCATCTGAAGGTACTGGGCGCCTGATCCTCCGAGCGTAGGCAGGTTTATCCCGTCATCCACGCTGGTCCGATCATTGCCTTCGAAGTCCAGCCCTACTATGGCCCCAACCTCTTGATAATCCGAGACCTGCATAACGTCTTGCGACTGCAAGCCTAGACCATTGAACCCAAATGAATGGCTCGTCCGCATGTATGGAAAGTCCGTAGGCTCCAACGATAATTCAGCACACGACCGAGTGACCATCTCTTCTATAGCCTTGCGAGTAAACGAAATTACCCCGATGCGAGAAGGATGTGTGCCTGCTTCTAAGGCGCCCTTGATCTCTTGGATCAAGCGATATGTTTTGCCACAGCCCGGTGGCCCCAAGATTAGTTTTGAATTAGGTATCATAGATCTTTCCCCCTTGGCCTGCTGTTCACCCAATCCTCGATCTCGGTAAGCACCCATCGGCTGGATGACCGCTTGCTGTGCTCGTCTCCAAGCACAATCGGTTGAGGGAAGTCAGTCTTCTGAGCCACCAGTTTGTAGATGTATGACTTGGACACGCCCAACATCTCGGCAACTTCTCCTACTCGCAGGAGTCTATTAGAAGGGTATGTCATCGTTCATCTCCTTGATTGGTAGTTCAATTTTATCGGCTTCAAATGCAGGGACCCACCAACATCTTATGATTGTCCTTGTCCCGTCAGACTTATGGATATTCTGTCTTGAGGAGTCGCCACCCATATCTCGAATCATCTGGATCAGATTGCCTCGGTTCTCGACCTTGAACCTGCGGTGATGCAGGTATTCAATCAGACCTTCCAGCTTAAACATGGTGGTGCCCCCGTCTGTCCAAGGCTTGCCCATATCCATCTCTTCTGGGGCCATGGCCCTGATCTGGCTGGTACAGTACGAGCGGAGGTGGTCCTTAAACTGGCCTTTTATGGTGGCTTCTTCTGGAACCTCTAGATAAGTGGCTGTCTGCATCAACTGATTGATCATTGTCTGCCATTTCTGAGCCTTCACTGTCGGAGGCATGATGTTCATCTGCTCCATACAAGCACGTTGCCACAGAACTTGGTTCTGCAACTGCTCGGTTGATAGTTGAATGCGTCCGCCGTTTACGTCCATGAAGTAGACACGGGGTTCAGACAACATGATCGTCAGACCTCCCACCTCGGGCGCATCAGGAGCATCCTTGCCTATCCCAAACTTACGCACGGCACACACGACTGGATCACAGTAACTCTTGAACGGTTGGTCCTTGCATGTGTAGCCCCAGTCCTTCTTGGTCAGAGACTTGCGGAGGTTCAGAATTTCATGTGACGGCAGCGGATCCGCGCAGAGAGTACGGTTGTCTTCCTCGAGACGCGCTTCCCAGTCATCGCTGTATTTGAGCTTGTCATAGACGCCACACATAAACATAGTCTTGTTGCGCTCTTCATTGATCGGACCCTCGGCAAACAGATGCTCCAAGCACGGCGGCCCATCGGTGAAATGCTTACGCTCTCCCGCAAACTTCAAGCCCTCAAGCTCTGGCAAAGAGATCCTAGCCTTCTCTACTGCATCAAGGAACTCATCAAGCTCCATCGCTTCGTTTTTCTCGTCAAAGCAGTACCTCTGGGGCAGCTCGGCGTTGAAGTAGGGCATGTTAATAAAGTTGCCCACATCTCCACGCTCGGCAATGATCGTGTCCTGCTTCGGGAATATCTCGCACCCGCTGTAGCCCAGCGCAATCGACATCTCCGACAGGTAATCTCTAACTTGTGCCGCCGTCTCCCAGTCCTGCATAAACAGGTACAGGTGGGCACCGCCCGACTTGGACCGGCAGTGCATCAAAGGTAGCTTCATCTTTTGTATCTTAGCCTGGAGCTCGCCGTGGTTTAGATCGTAGACATCTATGTCCAGACAGCCGAACTGGCATTTGTTCTCATCAGTAATAGGAATTGCGCCGACACCCTGCTTCCCATCAATGTGGGCCTGCACTAGCGCCTCGGTCAACGGCTCTCGGATTATTCGGCTCTGTGACTCGGCCTTTCCGTTACGGCCTACCCGTCCGACAATAGTTGTGCCATGTGCATTACCCGCCCCCGCAAAGGTGGCCAGCAACCTGCTTGCTTGTGACATCTTCTGCTCCTTGTTGGTGAAAAAAGGGGGACACTTGATTGGGACATGTGTCCCCCCTAAAGCTGCTACCTAGAACGGGATGTCATCGTCCAAAGGTTTAGTGGCGGCGGGAGTGGAGCTCCCCTCCTCCGACACAGCTTTTGCTTCACCCGCTGCCACGCTATCTCTGAACGCTTTGGCTTCGAGCATGAGGTCACGGTCTTCGATCAGACCGAGCTTCTCAATAGAGTAGTTAAACCACGAACCTTGGTCATTGCTCTCTTCGACAGTGGTAAACTTCCACTGCGTTGCGAACAAGGGTGGTGTGATCATTTTCCCTGACGTAGGGTGCTTGATCTTCTGCATAGCAATCTGGGTCTTCCAACGACGGCTGACCTTCAACTGCGTAGACTTCATGTCGATCACGACAGGCTGACTAATGCCGTCCCCATCTATCACCAAGCAGTAATGCTGATCCGACTTCACTAGCTCGTTGCCAGTAGGTAGGATTTCTTTGGCTCCTTGGCGCTCGGTGCGCTGTAAGATAGGATCGGTTGGGCTGATCTCGCCACGAAATCCTCCGCCTTGATCACGCGGTGTGAACTCCAGATACTTAGTGGTCTGGTAGCATGGGATCACTGTGACGCCCTTGTCCGCAGCAAAGAACTGTTGGGTGACAGTATTAAACATGTCGCCCTGTTCAGCGCCCTCGATGTAGTCTGCTTCGCGCTTCTTCAACTGTGGTGACATAGCTTGAAGCACACGAACGAACGGGATCTGCATCTCGCTACTGTCGTATGTTGCGCCTTCACCCGCGAACTCAAGGATGTCGTCCATTAAGTCTGTGCTTAACTCTGCACTTTTTTTCGTAGCTACTTGATTACCCATTATCTTTCTCCGCTTTCTTTTGTAAGTTTTGAATCACTTCAACCAACTCGTCGTTATCAAATGATGATCTCGACAATGGGCGTTTGGGGTTGCCGTCCTCATCGTACTCTTCACGCTCGATGCGGTCCATTTCCCTCATCATCATTTGTTTTGAAATGCTCATTATGCTTTCCTCTTTATCTGTGCTGTGTTTGTTACGAATGCCCCGAACATGTCGAGATCAATCGCTTTACCATCTGTGATGCGCTCTCTTACGAACGCCTTCAATGTGGATGGATGTACATGCGTCTTGGTACTTGGATCAAAGCCGCGCTCCTGCAACAGTCCGACCACGTCGCCTGCTACATTGTCTTGGCCCTTGCCAAAAGAAAGAATGACATCGTTCTTTATGATGTCGTCTAGCTTGTTGTCGCGGAGCCAATCATACGCTTCCTCCCTGCGGTCAACAGGGATCGATGCGCTAACAACCATCCTCCGCTCTACAGTAAGGCCGTCAACATCCAAACGCTCAACACCCATCTCGTCCATTAGAGCGGGGATGTTTTCCACAGAGAGCTTATGCTTCTTTTGCTTGAGTGATTTAAGGTGGGTTTCAGAAGTAGTAATTTGATCTTCTACCTCACGTAGTTTTCGAACCAGTTGGCTGAGTTGCTTTCCAGTTCCTACATCAATGTTGGCGACTGCGTCTGCCTCATCGAAATAGTCTTCAAAGATATCGTTCATTACTGCTCCCCCTCGCTTTGACGGGCTGCATTTTCAATCCACGAATCAATTGTGCTTTCAAGCCATCCCGAGGCTTTGCCGCCTTGGACTAGTTTAAAAGGGGCTGGAAATTTACCCTTTGTTATCAATTCGTAAATTGTTGGTGGCCGAAACCCTACCCTTGATGGTAGGTCTTTCATCCGCAAAATGCGGACGGGTTTATTGCTGTTCATAAGTTTTTCCTCTTCAGGGTTGATTTATCCGGTAGCTTCATGCTATCCGTAATGTGGACAATAGTGGAGCTATGTAATGACTGTCAAGTTAAAATATAAATTAAAACCATTTGACCACCAAATAGATGCCCTTGAATTTGGGTGGGACAGGGCAGAGTTTGGTTTGTTCATGGAGATGGGAACAGGGAAGTCCAAGGTCCTTATAGATAACATGGGTATGCTGTACCTCGATGGGCAGATCGACTTCGCTTTGGTCATCGCACCCAAGGGTGTGTACCGCAACTGGGTGGCCAAAGAAATCCCCGAGCATATGTCTGATGACATCCCGCATCGAGTGATTCGCTGGGTATCTGGGCCCAACAAGAAACAAAAGGAAGAGATGCGCTCAGTCCAAGATAAATTCGAGGGGCTGACAATCTTCGTGATGAATGTCGAATCATACTCATCGCTCAAAGGACAGAAGGCTGGGCAGTGGATGGCTCGTGCGCTTGGCGCAAGGGGTATGATTGCAATAGACGAATCAACAACAATAAAAAACCACAAGGCCAAACGCACTAAATCTTTAATGAAGATAGCCGCGGGCTTCAAGTACAGACGCCTCTTGACAGGCTCTCCAGTTACAAAAAGTCCAATGGATATCTATTCGCAGTGCGAGTTCCTCCGCCCAGGTCTCTTGGGTTTCGAATCATACTACGCTTTCCAAGGACGTTATGCAGTGGTGCAACGTAGAACCATGGGCGCCGCAGCCTTCCAACAGATCGTAGGGTTCCGCAATCTTGACGAACTGACCGAGAGAATAGACATGTTCTCCTTCCGTGTACTCAAGAAGGACTGCCTCGATCTCCCCGACAAGATATACACCGCGCGTTATGTCGGCATGACAACACAACAGTTCGAGATGTACGAACAGATCAGGCGCCACGCAATGGTGCTTCTCGACAGTGGTGAGATGTCCACGGCGCCCGCTGTAATCACGCAGATGCTCCGGCTCCAACAGATAATGTCTGGTCATCTCAAGACTGACGAAGGTGACATGCTATACTTCCCATCAAAGAGGATGGACGCGCTCGAGGAGATCGTTAACGAGCACGATGGTAAAGCAATCATCTGGTCACGGTTTCGGTACGACATCATCCAGATCACAGAGATGCTGAACAAGAAGTTTGGCGAAGGCTGTGCGGTGTCATACTTTGGTGACACATCGGATGATGATCGAGCCGCCGCCGTTGTTAACTTCCAGAACCCCAACCACCCGCTCAAGTTCTTTGTCGGCAACCCAGCAACCGCTGGATACGGTCTGACTTTGACAGAAGCAAATCTCGTAGTGTACTATGCCAATGACTTTAATCTGGAGACGCGCATCCAATCAGAGGATCGTGCTCACCGGATCGGTCAGAAGAACAACGTGACGTACATCGATCTGATCTGTGAAGGCAGCATCGATGAGCGCATTGTTAAAGCACTACGCACCAAGATCGATATCGGTGCAAAGGTTCTAGGAGAGGACGCAAGAGAATGGCTAAGTCTGAAACCCACGAGCATGTGATCGAGGCGATCTGTGATTTCAAGAAAGGCTGGACCAACCTAGATAGCGCAACAAAAGAGTTAAGCGATCTGGCTGGTCTACTGCCTGATGTGTCCGCCGCGCTTCTTAAAGGCATGAAGAGTAACAACGTCACACAGATCCGAGGCTACACAAAAGAAAAGCCCTACCAAATTGCTGGCAAGAAGGGCAAGCCAAACGAGGCAAAAAAATAGCCCCCGTGAGGGGGCCAGTTGATGATGGGACCACAGGCTTGAGGTCCATCGAGCAGTAGGTAATTGTTAAGTTAACTCGGCTTGTTTGGCAAGTTCTGATCTGGCCGTGTCAGCCTCCCGTATAATCACAGTGAGCTGTCGTGCCATGGATCTCTGTTCTGATGCAGCCATCTTCCGCAACATCCCAACGTCTTCTTTAAATACCGCAACATTCTGAAACACTGGAGCGGTAACCTCTTTTTCTTTTTTCGTCCGAGCCATGTTTTGCCCCCCTTAGTTGTGTCTGTAATATATAACTTGTACTTAATACACAAGTCATATCCATTTAAACCTGTAGCACCGAAGGATCTCGTAGTTGTTTTCGTCACTATCAAAGTACTTCTGAACAGCTTCGACTTCTGTTGGCATCATAAGTGCGTCAGCTACTTCTCCCGCAGACATGAACTCATCATACCCAGTATCCAGGTTACTCATATACTCTTTAATGCGCTCAGATAAGGAGATAGACGGCACCACATCAAGCACAGCCGCACGAATGCACCGCCATGGTATTGCTTTACGTTTGTCCTCGTAGTTGGGGATGCAATGAGCCATGAGTATCTCAGCGCCCTCTAGTTTAAGCCGGTCCACGATCCTTTTGTTGAGGAACACTGTGTCGCCCTCCTCGTTGGATGCGAACGCGCTACCAGCAACGCTGATGTCTTCAACCATAATGCGCATGGGGTGTGTTTCGAATGCGGTTCTTTGTGGTGTATCATTCATAGTTTTATTCCTTAATTTATATATCCATGGAACGGGGTAGCCCGTACTTCTGGCTGGTTTGGCTGATGGCCTGCTGTGATGTGTCCATCACCGATGCAATATCTTTCTGAGACATGCCCATGCGCATCATCCGATTGATCTGTTTGGCACGGGGTGACAGTGTATCTTTGGTTGAAGTCGCCATGCCATCTTTGATATCGACACCGCGTTGCTTGGCACTGGAAGTGTGATCGTTCTCTTTCTTTACTAACGCCTTCCACAATCTTGCATACATCTCTTCATATTCAACACTCATATTATCTTTCCTCCCTCTCTTAAATTCTTTACAAAGTTTTTTAGTTCTTCGCGCGCGGCAAACAGATCGTTCTGCGCTGCGGATGACGCATGCCATCGCCACTGCTCCTCTTGGTACTTGTCTACCTGTTGTTTTAAGAACTGTAGTTGTGAGGCTTGAAACGCCGTCAGATCACTATCGGCCATTAGTGCATGCTCCCTTTTGGGATTGAGTCTTGAGCCTCGTTCACTACGGTCAGCATGCGACCAATAGAAGTGAAGGCCAGCGCCATGTCCTTCTTGCCCAGATACATGGAGGCCAAGCTCATTAGGCTAGACGCAATCTCCTCTGAGGTTAAGTTGTTTGGCATCATCAGGTTTAAGCAAGCAATCCAACGACCCTTCTCATCGAGGTCACCGTCCGGCACTTGAGCCTGCTCATCGCTCCCGTCAAGGATCATGGCAACAGTCCAGTAACTGTGCTTATGTTTGGCAACTTCCAGCCAGTCTTCAACCTCGGCCCACGTTTCCAGGATCATGTAGTTCCTGGCTGGTACGCTACTCGTGTTTTCCCATGTCACTTGGTACATCACCAATCCTCCTTGATGTTAATTTTTCCCGACCCGTTGCAATCTTCGCAAGCCAGCCACTCGCCATACAATTCCCCTATGTCACGTCCGAAGGGTGCGGCATTGCCCTTTCCGCCACACTGGCTACATTCTTTTTGCTTAGTTTCTTGAAGCGCGGCGAGCGCGTCCATTTTATCGAACTTTTGTTTCAGCCTACAATCTAACCACAATGGTATGCCCAACGGTATTTCTTTCCATTTAGCCATCACCATCTACTCCCGAATACTTTTGCGAATACCTCGTCCAATAGACGATCCATATCTTGACTACTCATGTTCAACACACCCATAAAAAAGTTAAAGTAAAAAAACAGATTGCTCCGCCTACGATAATCCCGCAGGCAAAGCCAATCAACGCGGCGAAGTCAGTGAGGTTCATTGGTACACTCCTCACAGATCGTGGCGTCCTCGCCCACGATTAACGTCACCCAGCCCTCGCACTCAGTGCACAGGCGCTCCATTTCTTTCCCGCCGTTGCACGTCCCACAAGTCACGGTCTTGGTGTCCATGTACCCAATGTCACGGCCGAAGCCTTGAGGCATCGGTGCGTCCTCAAGCACGGTCCCATCTCCATGGCACTCGGGGCACGGGTCCATGACGGGCGTCTCTTGCAACCGCATGAACTCTTCTTTCATACGTCCCATTACGATCTCCCCTGCCTTGCCATCATCTCCTCAAAAGTTTCCCGCAGATCTAAGTCGAATGTTAAGGTCAACCTCCACTCATCTGCACACGATAGATGGGCGGCCATTTGATCGGCCATCTTCCAAGCGTTTTTAAGAAATTCGTCGGGATCTGGACCGTCTTCGTAATGATCCGCGGTGATAGACGTTGACGAGATGACTTTGTTGTCAACGTCCCGTAGTTTGATTTTCGCTGTCATAGACATTGTTGTTTCTCCTCTCCAAAAAATGCGTCAATCCAATCGGCCTCGCCATAATCGCAGACCTCGTCCCCGCCATCGTTGCCCAGAACTATGAAGGCCCAAGATTCTTGGTTACCTTCTTTGTCGAAGAAGAACATATGGCTTTCATCGACACCCTCACACGCATCAATAACTTCCTTGACGCTCGAGGAACGCACGACTGTGCACTCTCCATCTGGGTCACCGTCATCAACAGATATAGTAAAACCCATTGTGTTGATTGCGTATCGTGCCAGTGCTAAATGCTGTTTCATTATTCTTCCTCCTCATAAACATCCTTGTCTAAATTCATGTCCTCTTCGTCTTCATCCTCTGCTGGAACCCAGCACTCGTCCAAACCGTCTTTGTAGGTGCCCTCAAACATGCCCCCCTCGTCTTGGTAATCGGCTTCGACCTTGCACCCCAAGTCAACCAACCTGTCCCAGATAGGAATAGGTGGGGCCCATGCGGTCCAACATCTGAACTCAACCTC